AAATTCTTTGATATAAGTAACTAGTTTATCCCACGGTTTAGAGATACGATAATTAACATTTTGATAGTAATCAGATGTTAATATTTCTTTTACTAATTGATCTCTTTCTATTTCAAAACCCTTTGGCATTTTAACTTCACCAAAATATAATGCTTGTTCAGATAAAGTTTTTTTATTTATATATTTCTTCATTTCATCATTTCTCTTAATATTTTTTTTATCTTTAAGTGTTTTATATTTACTCTATAATTATATATATTCCAAGTGCCTACATCTCTAGGATAAGTTTCAAAAGGATCTGTTCCTGTTATTGATCTTTTAATTATATTATATACATCGTTTTTTTCTTTAAAATCTTTTTTAATTTTTAATCTTGATAGTTTATTTGCATTTAACCAAAACTTATTATCCCAACAACTATTTAGATAATGTAAAGATATCATGGATTCTGTTTCATTAATCTCTCTTTGATATTCTTTATTAATATCATTTAAAGATTTATTTTTAGTAAATAGGTAATCAAATAAAAGTCTATTTACAAGATCAGCAGTTGACGTTGAAGTAGCCTCTAAAGGTTCTAAAAAGAATGAAGCATTACCATTATAGCAAACTCTTTCCGTAAAGTTTATTTTTCTGCTATAATTAAAAAAATTAATATTTCTTTGTGCATATGGTTTTAATTTAAATTCGTCCAATACGTCTTGAACATCTGCTATAATATCTGCTTCACTAGACATTTTGTTATTATAAACATAACCTATTGCACATCTATTTGTTAAAGGTATACCAAACAACCATCCATGTATTTTAGCAAAGGTTAGTGAGTATAAAAATTTTGGTAAGTCCCATTTACATTGTAAAACAACAGCACTATTAACAGGAGTATGTTTTCTAGGTATAAAATTTTTATCTTTTATACTTTTAGGAGACCCATTACATACCATAATATAATCACTATCTAAGTTTTCATAATCCTTAACATTTTTAGGTATGTGATTAATTCTCTTGTGTTTTTTTAATTTTTTAAACATGTAGTCTTGAAACTCTACAGCATTAAAATGAATACCAGTTTCTCCAGAATGAAAGCAATGTTTAAAATCAGATCCACACCATGACCAATCTCTTTTCCATATTCCTATTTTAGGAGTAGCGTGAATACGATCCATATCAGAACTATTAAAATTAAAATTTGTTCTTAGAGAAAATGGAAATTTTAAATTTGTACCTTCACCTACAGGAGATGTTTCTATATTTGGATCATATATCCAATCTATTTCACATTCTGTCCATCTTAAAAAATGAGCTACAGCCAAACAACCTACGGTTCCTCTACCTATTATTGATATTTTTTTCATTTAATTTTTCATAAAATAGCTTGGTAATCCTAAATGAATTTTTCCATCAAACATATTTTTTTTAGCGTTTTTATTTTTTGAATTATTATAATGTAAAAAAACTTGACCACAACGTTCGCCTTCAAAAGGTTCTCTCCAATGTTCTAGATCACAACCTCTATACACTAACATATCTCCAGGTTTTAAATTTATTTTTATACCCTTATCTTTAGTAGGACTATATTCTTGAACTTGAAATTTTCCCACTTTAGGTCCAAAAACATAACCTGCTTTAGAATTAAGATTTAAATATATGGGCCAATTATCACCACCTAAATTTAAAGTAGTAGATATCTCACATTTATCTCTATCTTTGTGTCGTTTTAATTCATCACCTTTTTTATAAACTCTAGCATAAGAATAATTAGGGGTTAATTTCATTTTAGTTATTTTTTCCATAATAGGTTGCAGTTTTAATAATAAAGTTTCTCCAGCTGCATCTGCGTAAATAGAATATGTATTAGGAACCTGTTGATTTTCTTTTTCATAATAACCAAGTATATCTTCAAAAGGAGAAATGTATCTTTCTTTTAAACAAGTATCATAAACTTGTTTTTTTATTAAGAAATAATTATAAACAAATATAGCTAAATCTTTTGATATAGCTTTTCTTATAATTGCATATTTATTTTTTTTAAAATCCATTAGGCAGAGCTTGTACATTAAAGTGAATAAATCTAAAAGGTTCTATACCACAATCAATATTAAATTGATGTTGTAAAAAAGCTGGAAATAAAATTAAAGTACCAGGACTAGGTTTATAATTTATTATAGGGTTAGAAAAAGATAATTCTTCAGTATCTTTTAATGGCAAGTCAGACATTAGTTTACCGGCCCTAGGATCATGAAACACTGGAAATGATGTTTTATCAGAACACTTTAAAAAATAAAAAGCACTAATATGACTGTTGTAGTGAACGTGTCCCTCATGATGACCACCACCTTTTTTTGCAAACTCTTGAACCCACATCTCATTAGTGACAAGTGTATAATTTTTTAAATCGTATCCCATATGATCTAAAATAGCTTGTGATTCTTTTTCAACATGTAATTTTATTTCTTTAAATTCTAAAACATCAATTAAACTAGTGGAGTGATGAGACAATCCAAAGTCTCCTAGTTTTTTCTTAAAAATTTTTTCTCTTTTTTTTATAGCTTCTTTATTAAATTTTTTAGCATTCTCTATAAAATTATCTGATGCTTTATTAAGTTTTTTTACCCACTGTGGTATTTGTAAAGTATACACAGGTGTTGAAAAAAAATTATTAAATTCTAAATCCTTCATCTAAACGGGTATCCTAAGTTCCATATTACAAGAGAATATCTAGTTCCTTGAGTTACAGGCATAACTCTATGACGTAAGAAACTAGGAAATACAACAATAGATCCTTTTTTTAAAATTTCTTTACAAGTAACTATATTTTCTTTTTTCTTTTTTGCTGGGTTATTAAAATTAAATTGTAACTCTCCTCCATAATAATCTTCTGAATCAGATAAAGAACAAGTAACAGATAATTTTCTAATTTTATTATAACACTTTATATCTTTAGGATTATCATAAGGCTTAACATTAGAATCAATATGCCAATTATAAAATTGATTTACTTTATATTTTGTAAATTGACAACTTTCTGACCAATCCCAATCAAAATTCCAACCGGCTAATTTATTTGCTTTATGTATATAAGGTTGTATTTCTTTATATATCCATCTATCATCTAACCAAGTAATATTTGAATCTCTTACTTTTTTTAAATCTTTAATTTCATTAGTAGAAAGATCTTTTTTATTATGTCTTGCAATTGTGCCTAAAGTTTCTTTTTTTTGTTTAGCATATTTAATAACTTCATCACAAAATTTAGGTGTAAGAACACCGGTAAAATACCAATAGTAGTTTGTTAAATTCATGCTTTTTTCTTTTTAAAGAATATAATATATCTCTTTAAAAAAGTCAAAGTATAAGTTATAGTAAGGCAGAATGTTAGAAATAAAATATGAAATACTTTATAGAGCCACTATTTAATATTGAGTTTTTTAAAATTAAATCGTGTTTTTGGGAACGTAAAAAAAGATTGTTAAATAACGTCTTAAAAAAACATCCTGAAGATCCTGTTCTTGATTTCTACAGTAATAGAGATAAAGCAGATTTTATTAAAGAATTTTTAGAAATATTTAAAGAAGAGTTTGAATTAATCTCAACTAAATATAATTCTAGAATAAAGTTAGATAGAATATGGTCTGTGACTTATAAAAAAAATCAATTTCACGTGCCTCATAATCATGGCTCTACTGGGTATGCTGCTATTCTTTATGTTGATATGAATAAAAAATCTCCTGTAACTACATATATTAGACCATGGAATAATACTGAAACAGATAAAACTGTTTTCTGTAGTCCACCAGTAGAAGAGGGAGATTTAATGATAGTTCCTCAATTTTTGATGCACTTTACAAATCCTAATAAAACATCCTTTAAAAAAAGAATCGTATCATTTGATTTTCATTTAATTTAAGCATATAAAAAGGGCTATATTTTTAAGCAAAAGCGAGTATAGTAATCTCATGTTACAAAAGATAGGCTTTCAACCAGGTATAAATAAACAAATCACACCCACAGGAGCAGAGGGTCAATGGGTGGATTGTGATAATGTTAGATTTAGATATGGTACACCTGAAAAAATAGGTGGGTGGAATCAATTAGGTACATTAAACGAAAATGAACTTACTGGAGCTGGCAGAGGACTACATCATTTTGTTAATAGTTTAGGTAGAAAATATGCAATAATAGGAACAAACAGAATATTATATGCTTACTCAGGAGGTGTGTTTTACGATATACATCCTATTGAAACTACAACAACGCTTACAAGTGCATTCACTACGACCAATGGATCACCAACCATAACTATAACATATTCTAGCGCACACAATTTAGTTCCAGGTGATATACTTTTAATGGATAATTTTACAACTATAACTGGATCTAATTTTACTTCATCAAATTTTGACAATAGAAAATTTATGGTTGTTAGTACACCTACTAACACAACAGCAACAATAACAATGGATTCAAATGAAGGTGGTTCTGGTGGCACAACATCTGGAGGTATTAGAATACAAAAATATTATACAGTAGGTCCTGCAGTTCAAGCAAAAGGGTTTGGTTGGGGATTAGGATCTTGGGGTGGAGAAGCAGCAGGTGCTATCACAACAACATTAAATGGTGCTTTATTAAACGATACTGCTGGAACTGGTGGATCAGGAACTTCTATTACATTAACAAGCACAACTAACTTTCCAGATTCTGGTACAAACTTTATAAAAGTAGGAACAGAAGAAATATCTTACACAGGTGTTTCTGGTAATAATTTAACTGGTATTACAAGAGGTGTTAGAGGAACATCAAAAGCAGCTCACAGTAATGGAGCAACTGTAACAAACACATCTGATTTTGTTGCATGGAGTGAAGCTGCATCAGGAGATTTAGTATTAGAACCAGGCATGTGGTCATTAGATAATTTTGGTGATAAAGCAATTTGTTTAATTCATGATGGTGCATGTTTTTCTTGGGATTCAAGTTTATCAAACGCAACAGACACAAGAGCAACAATTATATCTGGTGCACCAACTGCATCAAGACATATGTTAGTATCTACACCTGATAGACACTTAGTATTTTTTGGAACAGAAACAACTATTGGAGATACATCTACTCAAGATGATATGTTTATTAGATTCTCGGACCAAGAAGATATAAATACATATACGCCTACAGCAACTAATACAGCTGGCACACAAAGACTGGCCGACGGATCACAGATCAGAGGGGCTATTCGTGGTAGAGATGCAATTTATGTTTGGACTGATACAGCATTGTTCACACAACGTTTTGTTGGTCAACCATTTACCTTTGCGTTTGCTCAAGTTGGAACTAACTGTGGATTAGTTGGACAGAATGCATGTGTAGAAGTTGATGGTGCAGCTTATTGGATGTCGGAAAATGGATTCTTTAGATACGCCGGTAAACTAGAATCACTACCTTGTTTAGTAGAAGACTTTGTTTTTGATAGTATAAATTTACAATCTGGTAACCAAATGGTATCAGCTGGATTAAATAATCTTTTTGGTGAGGTTATGTGGTTTTATCCAGAAACAGGATCTTCTGTTGTTAACAGAATGGTTTGTTATAATTATTTTGATTCGTCGCCACAAAGACCAGTATGGACTGTTGGTAGTTTATCTAGAACTATGTGGAGAGACTCCGCAGTATTTGGTTTACCACATGCAACTGAATACGATGCAGATAGTGATACATCTTTTGATGTTGTAGGCAACACAGAGGGTAGAACAAGTTACTATGAACATGAAACAGGAACAGATCAAAATAGAAATAGTACTATTACAGCAATT